TTAAAACAATATACTTAGATAAATTGTAAAAAGCCCCGTAGGGCTTCCGTATACTACCCCAGTAGTCTACTCTTACTTACTAGTAATTTTATGTTAGTCTATTTCTTCTTTTATATATTCGTCTATAGCTTCTAGTATTTCTAGGTGTATAGCCTTAGACCTTGTACTCTTTTCTAGCTTAAAGGCTGCCATATACATATATAGCTGTTCAGCTTCTACGCCGTGAAAGCTTAAATTTATTTCGTACTTCTCGTTATACACTTCTCTATAACAAAGTGCGCGCGCTTCGTAGTGGTCCGATTCTACCACCTCGTTATATTCTGCTGTACAGTCTATTTCTATATCTGGACAAATACCGTAAAGTATGTCTAGTTTGCTAGTTATGTCTACTAAGGTTTTTACCTTGTCGTAGTCTATGTCGAAATTTACCTTCATGTTATTAAGTTTAGTTTGTTAATATTGGCTTTTTAAGTCTATTACAGTTTTATAGTATAGCCCTAGTCTTCTATCTAAAGCAGCTACTTCTTTTTCGTCTGCTGCAAATGTACGCCTAAATCTTACAGCTTCTATTTTAGCGCTGTATTCTGCTATAAGGTCTTTTACAGTCTGGTCTTTTACTGTTTGCTTTTTGGCTTCTATCGGCACTTCTACAGTAACGCCTGTTAATTTAATAGCTTTTTCCATTGTGTTAGTTTAAAAGGGGGCCTGCGCCCCCGTTTATTTTAGTTTCTTTCTGGATTCGCTAAATACTGTATAGCATCTAAATTATTTATATGAGATAGGCCGTTAATTTTTCTGTATTTTTTTAACCCTTCGTAAACAGTTTCAAAATTGCCACCGTTTGAAAATAACCTTTTAGCTTCCTTTGTTAATTCTTTTCTTTGTATTTCTCTTAAATTGTTCATTTTGCGTTGTTTGTTTGATACCGCAATATACAAACTATTTTTAATACTACAAATTTATTTTAATTTATTTTAACCTACTGCGTATTTACCGTAGTTAGGTCTACTTATCTTAAACATACAGGCGTAGCGCAGCGCGTCTATAGCGTGGTTATTTTTGTCTACTGGTACGGTTTTACCTTTGTCAGCCCAGTAGTACGTACTTAACTCTTTTTTAAGGTTGCTACCGCTGGCTACTATCTTATAGTTATTCATAAGGGTTACGCCTTCCTGTACGCTTACCTTTTTAGCCCCCTGTATATTTAGCCCTTTACTGCGTAGTTCTGCTATAAGTCTAGGTTCTGCGCTGTCTGCTATAATTAACGCCCCTTTAGTTATAGGGCTGCATATGTCGTATATTTGGTTAGTAGTTAGTTCGGTTAGATATATCTGCTCTTTAGCGTAGATAGTGTCTTTTGTCATATAACATTCTACTAAGGCGGTAGGGTCTGTACTATATCCAAAGTCCATACCGTACCAGCTATCTAAAATAGGCTGCTTTTCGCCTTTGTCATTTACTAGCTTAAATTCACCTTCTACCCAGTTAGGAAAGCAGGCGCCTTCTACATTCGCGCGCTTACCTTCGCCGTATATAGACCACCAGTATCTATTGTTCTTTTTGCTTTCAATGTCTAGTACTTGGCTTTTAGTTAAGTGTGGGTTATCCTTGTATGTAGTAACCAGTACCCCGTACTTATCTATATAAGTGTCTAGCCAATGTTCACGGCCTAAAGCTGGGTTAAAATCTGCTATTATTCTATACTTAGTTCTGGGGGTAAGCTGGTCTATAGTGTCCTGCTTAAAGTGGTTAGCTTCGTTTATTATAAGTATATCCCTTTTTCTACCGTGTATTTTTTGGCTATCGTCTGCGCCGTAGTAGTTTATATAGTTACCGAACAGGTTGTAAATGTGGTCTGTTTTATGGTGGTCTATGTCGGTGTATATATCGTAGCTTACTAGAATGTCTTTAAAGTCCTTCCAGATAGTAGCCTTTAAAGCTTTGAAAGTGTCCCTTACTATATCTATTTCTATACCCTGCCCCCTATGCTTATAACAAAAGCTTAGAAGCCAGTTTAATATAGCCCAAGTTTTACCGCTTCTAGTACTTCCCTGTAGAAGTATCCAGCGGTCCTTTTCTATCTGCTCTTTTAAATAGGTGTAGTTAGGGTTTACTCTTCTATCATCCATTTAGGCAGGTTCTTACCTTTGTCTGTGCTTACTACTTCCTGCTTTTCAGTAAGGTTATTTAGCCTAGCTGTTATACTTGGGTTATAGATATTAGCCATACCGCCCGCTATCTGGTGCGCTCTTATTTCTTGCTTTATCGCGCGGCAGATACCAATGAAGTTAGTATAGTACCCGTCTTGGTTAGTAAAATACTGCTCTATATTACCGCCTACTGTGTTATAGTGCCAAGTACAGAAGCCGTCTAAAGTTATAGGCCGCTGCTTTCTTTTGTGTACCTCTTTAGCGTCCTTACCTACAAAGTCATGTACTAAGAAAGGGTTTTTACTTACCCAGTCTTTATACTGGTTAAATAGCTGCTGTATTTCTTCGGGTTCGTGGTACAGTCTGGTAGGGTGTGCTTTACTCATAGCTTTTAATTATTAAAGCTGTTACAAATGTTACTACTATACAGCATAGTAGCCAAGTTAAAAAAGTAGCCATTTCTTTATAATTTCGTTTATTTCCTTTTCGTGGTGTTCTTCGCACCAGTTTTTAGCGTGTTCTATATTCTCGAAGTTTTGGCTTTCTACTAAAAATTTGTCTATCCAGTCTTCGCCGTCTATTTCAGTTATACATATTTCGCCGTCTGGGTAAACCTCGTACATATGGCTAACGCTATAAGAACAAAGTACACCTTTATAAGCGGTCCAGTTTAATTTTTTTACTTCCATTTTGTACAGTTCAAAATAGCCCTACCACTTCTTAGGGGGCTTTCTGTTTTTTCTGCTATTAGTTATAACCTGTATAACTGCTAAAAAAACAGGTAAGGCTATAAACACAAATAAAAAACTGGCTACAATTAGGGCTAAAATTCTCATTTCTTTATAATTATGTATTCGTACTGTCCTATATTCTTTTCTACCCAGCTTTTTAACAAAGGGTTACTTTCTACTGGGTAGGGTTCTGCAGCTATTTGTAGTACCCCCTGTATAACATCACAGCCGCAGGAATTTTGCACTTCTTCGGGTACGTCTTCTAATTTAACGCAGGGTATATAATTTACCTTAATCATAGCCCACAAATTAGCCTTATACGCCTAGTTATTTCTTTTTGGGTAGCGCAGCCTTCCCTTACTTTGTCTATCTGGTTTAAACCTAGATAGTATGTTATATAATCCTTTTCTACTTCGTCTGCGTTTAGGTATGCTTCTAGTATATTTTCCTGCTCTTTATAAGATAAGCTACAGGTCCTTAGTAAGCCGTCTATATAGTTTAACATCGTTCAGTTTTTTGACAATATACAAAAATCTTTTAATAGTCTAACTCGCTTTTAATTATTTCTATTATCTTTTCTGTACGTGCTTTATAGTATTTTGCAAAATCTTTATAGCCCCTATCGTTTAACATGAAAGCCTTATATAGTGTATTTCTTATTCTCTGGCTTTGTGTCTTCGGCTTATCGTATAGGTCTGTGTCTAATTTGTCTAGGTCTTCTATTTCGTCTTTTGTTAGCGTTTCTTCTGCTCTAAAGTAAAGGTAGCCGTAGTCATTTACCATCTGGTGCAGTTCTGCTACTTCCTGCGGGCTTTGCTCCTGTGTTACAAATCTTAGGCTAAAGCTGCCATCTTTGCGCGGGCTGTACCCGTCTAGCTGTGCTGCTTTGATTATTCTCATTCTATGCTTTGTTTAATTTCGTTTAGGACGTTTTTAACGGTGTTACCGCCGCAGCAGGGGCTAACCTTTGCAGGGTCTTTAAATGTATCGAAAGCTTTATTATATACGCTGTAAAGCCTTGTTATTTCTTCACGTGTTAAGGCCCTTTTGCTTTCCATTTCTTTATATATATCTTCTAGGGCTTCGCGGTCTTCTTTAGATAGTACGCTTTTCCATTTACCCAGCGGGCAGGCCTGCGCCTTAAATTTAACCTTCAAAGGCATTATACACCCGCACAGCCTATGTTTTTCTTCGTTATATATTACCTCTTTACCTATTGCAAACGGTCCGCAGGTATTTGTCTTAGTGTAGTACTCGCAGCTTTTACAGGTTAGTAGCCTTTCGTTTCTTATTTTGTCTGTTACGAAAAGGCTCATTTTATAGTATTTTTTATAGTTCTTTTTATACGTAGTACGCTAGCTGTAAGTGTGTCGTAACTTATACCGCTTTCTTGGCTTAGTAAAGTCATGTTAGTGTTCTGTAGATATAGCTGCATTATTTTACGGTCAAACTCATCTAAATACCTTACAGCTTCGTCTAGCTTTTCGCGTATTTCTATAGTTATAAAGTCATTATCTGGCTGCCTTAGTTCAGTTACTACGCCTTCCCTTATTTTGTACTGTTTATTAAAGTCCCCTACAGTACCGTTTATTTTTATACTTCTTTTAAAATAGCTGTCTGTTTGGGGGTCGCTTATATGGTTAAAATCTGCGTTAACCATTTTTATATAAGTGTGGCTTACCAGATCGTAGGGGCAGTCTGTAAACTGGCTAGCGTATCTTACTAGCCTTTCGTAGTTTGCACTTACCCATATGTTAAAAAACCTACACACTATAAATTTTTAAGTAGTTCTTTATAGTGTTCTATCATTACTTCTAAGTCGCTGTTACTATATTTAGTAAGCTGGTTACTTTGGTATACTATAGCTTCTGCTGTCCCTAAGCCGTACTGTTCGTTAAGCTTTAACCCAAAGGTAAACTGCTGCCCGCCGTTAGTCATGTTACAGCCTTTACATTGTGGTTTAACGTTCTGTTCATTCCAGCGGGTACTATATTTAGCCCTGCTTTGGAAGTGTCCAGCGTCTACAGTTTTATAGTGCTTTCTTATACCGCAAGTATAACAAGTTACTAGGCCGTCTTCGTCTGCGTTTGACCTTCTAACCCATTGGCTAAATACTGTATCTAGCTTTTTAACTAACTGGCTGCGCTTTGCCATACTTGGCCGTGTTTACATTCATGCACTAATTTAAAGAATTTTTTATTACGTGTAAACCATTTACGCTCATGCTCGTAAGTTTCTACCGTCCTGTACCCCAGCTTACTACAGTTAAATTCATCTTTATTTTTTCTAGCGCTTCTTATTCGCCAAGTGTACACGCATAGCTTAAATACTTCTGGCGTTAACGCTATAGATAAGTCTACCTGTTCTATACCGCAAAAAGTAGCTGTACTTTTTAAAAGTAAAAAAGGCTTACCACGTTCTAGCAGGCTTTCTAATATATTGTACTTTTTTAAATAAGAATTAGAAGTACTGCCTTTGTCTTTTACGTTGTTTATTTCCCCGTAAGGGTTTACTGTTTTATTCATCGCTTGCGGCTTTTGGCTTTACCTGTCCTAATTCTATTAGGTCTTTTTGGCTTAGGTGTAGGAATTCTTTTATATGGTGGTTCTTTTTCTGCGGTACATACTTTACTGTAAAGTTTTCGCTGCGCTCTGGCTGCCTTTGTTGGTCCTGCTCTTTTCTTAAAGCTTCCCTTTCATTTATACGGTATATTTCGTACCTGCTCAATATGTCTAATATTTCAGCGGTTTTAAGACGCTCAAATAGTTTACCGAAGCTACCCTGTTTAATAAGCTTAAAACAGTTAGCAAACTCTTCTAAGGTCCAATCTGGGCGCTGTTCTATTAAGCTTTGTACTGTAAATTTATAATCTTCGCCAGTTTGTAGCCTTTTGTTACAGTCTAAAAAATCGGAAAGTTCCTTAACTAGTCCTACTAAAAAGGCCCTAGTCATTGTACTAGTTTCTGTGTCTGCTTTTAAAAGCTTATTTATATGGTTTTTAGTCCTAAAAGCCTGCTTAGTACTAAGCTTAGAAACTTCTATTTCTATTTTGCCTTCTCTAACCGTTAGCGATAAACTGGGCCAAATCTTCGCGGCCTTCTGTAATTTGTTTTCCATTGTTTTGTTTATTTAACCATTCGTATTTAAAACCGCCCCAGCTATTACTAGCGCATATTTTTATAGCTTCTGCTACTGGGTAATTATTTTTATTGCATTCAGCTACTACCATATTTAAGGCTGTTCTGGTTAAAGATAGTTTTTTTTGTTTACGCACTTCTACCCAGTCTTCTACGTGTACTTTATCACAGCCTAAATCTAATAACACGCTTATAAAATCACTTTTATTAAATCTTCTTTTCTTATTCTTTTCTTCTTCTTCTTCTGTTTCTTTTCTTTTCTTATTCTTTTCTGCTGCAGTTTGGCTTAGCCCCTGCTTAGCATAGGCTAAACTATGGCTTATACTTGGCTTAGTTCTAGCTTCGCTTTTAGCCTTTGCACCCTTGCGGCCTGCTTCTTTAAGTTTCTTACTTCGTTCTGCTATTTCATCGTACTGGGCGTTGAGCCATTCTATACCCTCTTCTGTAACTAGCGCACGTTTTATAAATACTTCGTAGCTATCACAGTTAAGCCTTATATCTTCTGTACTCATATTACAGTTAGCTGTCCAATAGCTACAGCATAAGTCTAAGTATTCATCTCTTTGTTCTGGTGTTAGTTTTCGTGTTCTACCCATTACCCATTTAGCAGGGCAAAATTTAAACCATTGTACTGTTTTCATCGTTTAGTCTTTTTATACCTACGCACCTAGTAGTAAGTAGTTCGTACAAATCTATATAAATTTTATAGAACCGCATCCAGTCATCATGTCTACCAATGCTACACACTATACTGCTGTGGTCCCTTTCTAATAGTTCTGCTATCTCGCGCATTTTATAACCTAAATCACGCCTTAAAATAACGCTGTACGCCGTTCTAGCTTGTACATATTTGTGCTTCCTATAGGGGCTTTTTATTTCTTCTTCTGTAACGTTAAATACTTCTGTAACCCGTTTTAATATTTGGGCTTCACTTGTAAACTTATTACCTAGCGAAGATAACCCCGCGTAAACTTGCGGGGCTGGTCTTAGCTTTCTTACTTCGTCTATAAAGCTTTTTTTCATTGTGTACGCTTTATAATTTCGTCAGCTGGTAAGCCTGTTATATCTTGTATTTTTTGCAGGTGTTTTAAGATACCTACAGGCTTTTTTATCCAGTTTTGGACGGTCTGTACGGTTACGTTCATTTCTTCGGCAAAGCTTACCTGCGTGCCGAATTCAGTATTAATAAATTCCTTCATAATCAAAAGGGTAAATCTTCGTTATTTTCTTTTTCTTCTAGCTTAGCCGTTACCTGCCCTGTCATAACGTAATTAAAAAAAGCTTCTGCAGTAGCTGTAACTTTTACAGGGTCTGTGTTAGTTTGTGCATATAAAGTACACGCTGCTTTTACCATGCTTTGCCTAGCTATTAGAGCGGCTTCTTCTGGTGTTTTACCGTAGCTACTTCTTACTGGGCCTTCTTGTGGTATTCTTACCTTACCCTTTTTAGTGCCTTTGTATTCGCCTGTAACTTCGTATTCTACTAAGTCCCCTACTTTATATATAGGCGTTTCTGTTTTAGAATTAGCCACCAGTATTACACCGTCTTCTAATTCTACTTTCTGTTCGTACATTGTGCCGTGCTTCCCTGTCCATTCGCCGCACTTGTTTAGCTGTGTTATTTTACTTGTATTCATTGTTATATATAATTACGTGATTGTTTAAAGTCTGGTGCGCTATATATACTAAGCTGTCCATATCTGCGCCCATTTTTTTAAGATTCTCTTTAACTTTTAGAAAGTCATTTACATGGCATTCTAAGCAAATCTTACCTTGATAAATTAAGGGGTTCGTAAGTTCGTTCATTTTAAATGATGTAGGATTAGTTTATATTCTAGCTTTTTACATACTGCAGTAGCTTCTATACTTTGCAGTTTAAAGTAGCCGTCTTTTTCTTTGTAGCTTACGCCCCACTTGTTTAGGTAGTCGCGTACTATAAAGTAGTCGCTACTTTTCACACTTAGTTTTTTCATAATATCTAGTTAAAATATAGCGCTAATATACAAACTTATTTTAACTATACAAATAAATTTTAGTGTGCAAAAAAACCCCCTAGAAATAAATCTAAGGGGCTAAACTAAACTAAACAAATGAAAAAAGCGCCTGCGCTTGCGCTTGTGCAAATATAGACTATTTATTTAAAAAGCTTCTTATATCTTTATCGTTACTTCCCTTACTACTGCCGAAGTAGTAATTAAATATACTTAACAGTATAGCGCCTTCTACTATTCCTAACACGTGAAAGTATACCTCTCTATCTTCTATTACTCCGAAGATACCCTTATACAATACACCTACCGCAATAATTAAACCTACTAGACCTACACACCATTGTGCATAATCTGGCCTACCTGTAGCTGTGCTTACCCCTACTTCCCTTTCGCGGGCGCTTATTACGTTCTGGGTTTCTAGCCTAAGTATTTCTACTTCGTATTCTTGACGTAAGCGCATATATTCTACTTTGTCTGTAGGGTTCATGTCCTTACCTTCTATAAGGTCGCTTACTACGTTTAGCGCGTCTATACCTGTTAGACTACCTGCAGCGTCTAGTATGTCTGGGAATTTTTCTTTTAAAAACTTTCCTACTTTAGTTTCTTTAAATTTTTTCTTATTTGGCTTCATATACTTGGATATCGTGGTATAACGTTTTATTCTTTTTTACTAGGTTTATATCTACCCACCAGCCGCCTAAGCTAGGGTTATTAAAGCCTTTCTCAGTAGCCCAGCCTGCGTAACCGTCCCCTAGTTTTTTATAGCTGCCTGTAGCTATATTATAAACCTTTTCTTCTATTACTCTATACTGCTGTGTTAGTCGTTTAATAGTTATAGGAAAAAAGCTTTTATTGTGGTCGTGTCCTGTGGTTATAAGGTCCGCGTCTGGGTGGTTTTTCATGTTTATATCTATTTTCAAACTGCCCTTACTACGGCTACTAGACCCCCCGTACCCATGATGGTAAAATTGTTTTACACTATTCCTACCACCGTTTTTTTCTAGTTGCAGCTGGTATACTATCCAGCCAGAATAACCGCCTGTATAAGCGTTAATACCGTTAGCGCGCAGCCCTTCGGCTAGCCGTTCGGTTACGTCGGTGTGCTGCCTGTTAAATATATTAGTTTCGTGGTTACCTCTACCTATAAAGTAGGTTACCTTATACTGGCTAAAAAATTTAATAGCGTCTTTTAGTACGCTGTCTATATAGTTGGTTACTACGTATTCGCTTCTAATATCGCTGTAGTTACTTCTGGGGTCCCGTAAGCAGCCCATATAGTCGAATACGTCCCCATTCATTACTACTAAGGCGCCTTTTTCTTCTGCTTCTTTAAGGTGCTTTTTAAGTAGTACCCTATCGCATTTTGGGCTATCGTAGTGTATGTCACTTATTTGCAAGGTTTTTATACCCTTCGTCTTACTAACTTTTACTACGTGTACGTTTCTGTGTTTTTCAGTTATAACCATTGTACGAAATTTTCTATAAAAAAACCGCTTACTATTTTAGTAAACGGTATATACTAGTATGTCCAGATAACGCAGCTAGCCTTAGTTTTATCTAGGTCCACGTGTATAAATGAACGGCTAACGCCGATACGATTAAAGCCAGCCTTAAGTAAAGCCTGTAAAATTATATACCTTTCTTTACTATTGTTTACTGCTATGTCTGCAGCTAGCCCTTTTAGGTGGCTCGATCCAGAAACCCCGCCCGCTTTTTTGTTTCTGGCTGCAGTTCTATAGCCGCTATTTATTTTGAAGCTTATACCTGCTATACCTCGCGCTAAATCTAAAAGCTGCATGAATTCCTTATTCATATTTGAGCCGCTGCCTTTTTCGTCTGGGCTGTCAAATTCGTCTAAAGTAAAATACTTATACATAGCTGTCCTCTATTATTTGTATGTCTGTAGCTAAGTCTTCGGCTAGCTTGTGTACTATCCAGTCTTTTAATTCTTCGTCTATTGTTTCACTTAGTACTATTTGGTTAATCCTAAACGTATAAGCTTCTGTTATGTAGTTTATTTCCTCCTGTTTAGTTTTCATTCTGGAAAAGCTGCTTTATACGTGTAAGAAAAGGGCGTGCTTTTTCGTCAAAGTTTTCATCTAAAAAATCTACTTTGCGCCTGTAGTTTAAACTAATATAGTAGAAGCTGTCTTTACTTTCGTGTATTTTAATCAGTTTACTACACTTAATACTGTTAGCAAAGTATAGCTTTTTAAGCATACTGCTTTCATCCATACCATAAAGCACTAGGTCTATTTCGCCAGATTCTTCTAAGTCTTTTAGCGTGCTTATATAGTGCTGGTCTAGTGGCTGCGCTTGCCAGTCTGGCTTTAAGGATTTCACACCGTTAGCGAATACTTCATATTCTGCAGTACTAAATAACGGGCTACCTAGCTTAGGTTTACCGCCGCCGTTATGACTACGCAACAATATAACCCTGTCCGCGTCTACGCTAACTATAAGCCCGTTTAGTTCTTCGTAAAGCTTTGTTATATCTAGTAGCGCTTTCTGAAAGGGCTTTTTATCCTTTCGTTCTTTGCGTCTATGTTTTAGGTATTGTACTACTTCCTTTACTAGGTATAGCGTTACCGCGCTTTCTAGTATTACCGTTGCTGCATTCATTTAACCAGATATTAAGCTTTCTTAGGTTTTCTTTTCTTCTCTTATTCATTTCTTCGGCTTATCTCAAAGGTAGGGTATACTTTTTTATCTGGGCTTAGGTCCCCACTATCGTAGGTGTTATACTCTGGAAATAAAGAAGCGTTAGTACACAAGTACCTAACTAACTTGTCTGTGTAAGCTTGCGCGTTATCTCTTGCGCTATCTACTACCCTGTTATACTGGCTTTCGCTTATTGTGGTGCTGTCTTCGCTAGTACGAATAACTAAGCCGCCGTTATCTAACCTTACGTATAAATTAGGGTATAGTTCTACCATAGACCACCACAAAAGCGCCCGCTGTATATAATCGTTTCTTAGTGTTAAGTAGTCCCCACTTATACTACCGTCTGCTGTATCGCTTATTATTTTATCGTACAAACGTGTACCTAAATAAGCCTGTAGGTGCTTTTCTTGCGCTAATGTAACGCTAGGATAAATACTAATGTCTTCTACTGCGTCGTTTATATTCGTGTAGCGCTTTACATAGTCTGCGCTTATAAGTAGTACGTCTGGCATTACTTCCTTTTTATAAAGTTAAAAATCTTACTTAGGTTTAACCTTCCGTTATTTTCCATATCACGGGGCGCTGTGCTGGCTTTGTCCCAGCCTTTACCCGTGTCTTTATACGGTATATCTGGCTTAGTTCTAACTAGCTTGTCATTATCTAAACCTTTGTTAGGTAAAAACTGCCCTTTGTTATCTCTTTTTCTAAAGTATATTTGCCTTACCCAATAGTGCTGACACCATGCGCCGCCTTTAAATTTCCATATACTGTAGCTACTTTCGCCTTTAGCCGCAAATTCTTTATTTTGGCCTTTCATTTTTTCAATATCTTCTAAACGATATACTACGCCGTTCTTACTATTTGCTACCATTTTTTTACAAAAGTCGCGGCTATTATTGCTTAGGTCCCTGCTGTAACGGTAGCGGACCTTATAAAGGCCTGTGTCTACTGCGCTTTTTTTATCTGGGTTACTAAACCTTTTAAATAGCTTAGCTTCACTTAGTAGCGCTTCGCTGTCTGGGTCTGTTACTTTAGTTTCGTCTATTAGGTCCCATTCTTCTAAATCTACTATTTCCCCTACCCCTTCTAAATATTGTAGCCATTCTTCGCCGTGTTCGTCGGTCATATCGTGGCTACACTTTACCTCATGCTGTAGTTCTTCTATTTCTGCTAACTTGCTTTTAGACCACCTTAACGCAGCTTTACCGCCCCAAAGTAAGTAAGAGATAGTACCGCACGCTGTGGTGTCTGTTTCATCGTAGAATTCTGCAGCCCTGCTTAAATAGCTGTACATTCTTTGTATAGTTTCTAAGCTTATAGCTTCGCCGTTAGCTAGTTGCTGCGCTCTTACTTTTCCCGTTTGGGTAGCACACTTATTGCCCTGCTTTTCATTTAGTTCTATACCCCTTTTAGCGTTATTCTTTACAGCGTCTGGGTAGTCGGTGTAGCTTTGGTATTCTACCTTACTACCTCTTTTATACCTTTTGTCTTTTTTTACTACTGCCTTTTTTTTCTTATCCTGCTTACTGTACTGTAGGTTTTCTTCTATGTCCGTTTCACCAAACATCTTAGCTACAGAATCTTCACTAAGCCCTAACATTTGTATAAGTATTTCTCGCGCTTGCTCTTTTGTTAGTTCGCCTAGCTTATACTTACCTAAAACGTCTACAGCACTACCTACCTGTATACCGCTGTAGCTTTTTTCTATGTCCCCGCTAGAATCGGAAGCCGTTACTATTTCTGCGGCGTCTTCTTCTATAATAGAGTAAAGACCCTTTAGGCATTCATTTACTACCTTCCTAAATGGTTCTAGTACGTTTTCTTCAAAGATACGCTGCCCTGCTTCCAGTTCGCCAGCCTGCCCTAGCTGCCCTGCAGTTTTTACACCCATAAGCGCAGGCGTAGTAACGCGGTGGCTTATCATAATTTTATTAGTACACTCTTCGCTTAGAAACTGGTAGCGGTCGCTGGCGTCGTTTGCTTCTATACTTTCAAAGGTAGTTTGGCCGCCTTCTGCATCTCCGAACGTCATAATAAACCGCCCGCTATTTTCTGCACCCATTAAGCCGCGCTCGTATTCTCTTCTAATTTGTGTACGCTCTTCGGGGCTAGGTGTGCCGTTATTATGGTGTATAGCAAAGCTAGGCATCATGCCGTTTTTAATATTGCTTACATGGTGTATGCTTATCTGCTTGTCTAACTCTATCCAGTTTAACCCTGCGAAATAGTCGGGCTTAGGGTAGTACCTGTCACCTACACTAAACGGCCTGCAGTACATAATCTGTACAGGGTGTTCTTTTTTTAGTGCGGGGTTCCAAGCAGCTACAGGTATTTTACTTACTGCGTTATCTTCCCAGTCTAAACTATAGTAGAAAGTTTCTATATTACCTTTTACATTCATTTGCCCGCAGCGGACCCTTTCAAAAGGTATGTGCTGTATACTTTTGTAGCCTTCTCTGCTAGCGTTAAAAGTTACTTCTAAAAAGAAGCCGCCTTGTATTTTTAAGTCTAGTACTGCACGGCGTAGCGCCTTGTTAAGGCTTAGCCTTTCAGCTTCTAAGCCTTCTACACCTTCGCCTAGAATCATCTGGGCAATACTATTGCATAAAGCGCCGTGTACTGCGCTAGTCTTATACAGGCTGTTTAGATAGTCTGGGTATAGATTGTCCTGCCCGTAGTCTATCCAGCCGCCGCTTAGGTTTACTTTTTCTTCGTAGGTTTTGGGCTCGTACTTACTAAAGTTAAACTGCTCTATCATGGTACTACTATAAAGTCGTTAAAAGTTGTTACTGTGGGGTTATAAGCTGTAGCTGTGTCTACTACTTTTAAAAGTCCTTTTTCTACTATTCCTAGCGTGTTATCTGGGTCTAAGTTAGTATTATTGTCCTGCGCGTATACAGTATAAAAATAGTACCCGCTGTTTAATAGTTCTATATTACCGTCTAGGGGCTGGTCTTCGTCTGTATTTATACTTATAATAGTATAGCGTTCGGTAGACCCGTCTACATTTGCTATAAAGTTATGCTTTTCCCGTGTGCTTTGCTCTTCAAAACTTATTAAATATTTACTATAGCTAGGTAAGAAGGCTTTACGTTCTTCTAGCGTTAGGTACATTTTTTGACTATCACTATTTGGCTGTAATGTTATCATAGCATAAAATAAAAAAAGGGGGTATAATTACCCCCCTTCCTACCCGTAAATTTAAAGGTAAATTTTTCTTAGTACTGCGGGCTAATAGTTACGGTACCAGTAAGTGCGCTTACTACTGTAGCGTCTGTTAAATCTGGTCCGAAAGGTGCAGGCGCTACCTCTTCGCCGCTAAACGTCAATGTATAGCCGTTTACGTCGCCTTTTGCCTGTCCTGTACCGAAGTTACCGCCAGATACTTCTACACCCCCAGCAAAGCCTAGAATGTGGAAATTATCGTTATTATCCCTAGCTATTACGCTAAGCCTATTTTTTAGTACTTTGTGTAGTTCTGCGTTATCTGCTGCAGCTAGTTTAGGTAGTACTACGGTTAACTCTTGATTAAAGAAAATAGTACCGTTCTCTATACTGCTTTCTACATTCTGCGCTAGTACCCCGCTGTTACGCGCTATCTCATAGCGTAGAAATTCAGTAGTACTAGTTATGTCTGATACTGCACCGTTAGATACTGCTCCATAATCTACACCACCTTTTGCAATAAGTAGAATTTCCTTTATACCCCCTATGGCGTCTTTACACGGAAACGCGCGCCCGCTTGTTAAATCACAGCTCATTTTTTAAGGTTTAAAATGGGGGCTTTTACACCCCCGTTAATTATTACGATTCTCTTCTAACTACTGCTATGTCGCTTTCAAAGCCTACCTGCGTAGCCCCGCAGAAGTTCATTCTCATGCGTATTTTATCGTCGCCTGTAGTTTCAGACATATCAACAATGTTAACCGCGTTGAAATCGCTCATAAGGTCAGTACCAAAGTGCAAGTTTTCGCGCTTGGTTGCTAGTAGCGTGTCTGCTGGCATTCCAGAAGGTACTACTAAGTTATAACCTAAGTAAGTAGCTGGTCTACCTTCACCTAAGAAAGGAGTATAACCACCTGCTACACCTACCGAAGACATAGCGATGTGAAGCTGGCTAAGTGCTTTACGGCTCATGAAAATTTCTGTTTCTGGGTCCCCGTCTATAGCGTCTGGCATATTTCCTACTAAGTCTACTAAGTGCGTTAGAATACCTGTAGTGGCGTGGTTATCTGCTGTAAACGCTCCCGTAGCTTCTTTTTCATAAGCTGGCGTAGCATCTACCACACGGTGCAAAAGACCGTCGAAGTAAGACACAGAAGTACCACCAGAAGCTGAGCCGTCTGTTTCGTTATAGTTACCCCTCCATATAGCTTTTTCAATACCTGCGGCTACTTTTGCAGCTAGGTGCTGTACTAGGTAGTCGTTAAAGTTCTGCGGTACTTGAATACCTGCTCTACCGTTACCAGTTTGTAGAGCGTTCCAAGCTTCGTAGAATTCGCTTTTACATACCTCAATATTACGCATAAGGTTAGTAGGCTCTAGTACTGCTTCCGTAATAGTTACTTCGTCAGTTACCGTAGTAAACGCACAGCCATAAGTCTGAATGTCCCCGCTATCTAGCTTTTGAATAGTTAATTTTTTCTTAATTCCTGTATGAGAAGTTACTAGGTTTTCAGCTAGTGTATCTGCTGAAAGAATAGCCGCCGAAATATAACCTTCTGCGCCTTCTCCATTGTAAGTACTTGTAATGTCTAAAGAAGCCATTTTTTTATATTATTTATTTTTGTTATTTGTTAGGGCAGCTACCCTTTGTTTTACTGTCATTTTTGCCAAATCTAAAGGCTGTACTGCTTCGCGTACTGGTTCGCCTTTTGGCAGTTCTTGTGCAGAAAGTTTTAAAGCTTCTACTTCGTTTACTTTCTCTTGTAGTTCTTTTTGTAGTTTTGCTACTACTTCTTCGTGTTCTGCGCCTATAAGTTCTAGGTCCGCTGCAAACTGCGCTTTTACTGCGCTTAGTTGCTGGTCTACGTATTCTACTACCTCTTTACTTAGCTCTTCTTCTGCTACTTCTGCTACCTCTTCTTCTGCTTCTGCTTCTGGCTGTGGTGCCTCTTGAATAGCAGCTAGTACGCCTTCTTCTTCTACCACAAATACGCGTCCATCTTCTAGGGTATATTCCCCTGCAGGTAGTGGTATTTGTTCCTGCTCTTCGTTAAGTAGGTAAATGTTACCACCTACTACAAATTCGTCAGCGTCGCAAAAGACCTTAGTACCGTCTTCTAGTACAGCTTCTGCTAGTTTTACTTCTGCTTCGCTAAGGTTGATACCCTGCTTAGCTAAGTATGTTTTAATTTTTTCTTTTAAGTCCATTACCATATAGATATATAATTATAACAAGTATTTCTACTTTTTTGTATTTTCTACTATGTCTTTTAGCCCTTTAAGTATAGCGTCTTCTTTTGAAAGTTTAGTAGCTGTCTTAAAAAAGCCTTCTATAGATAACCCAAATACATTACCCGCTTTTACTTCGTTTTCCCAAATTTCGCTATTATCTACTTTATACATAACTACCCAGCTACCTATAGGTAGGTCTAGGCCGAAGTGTGCGCTTTTATCGTTTTCGCCTTCCTTTACCCAGCTTTCTATAACTGTTACCCCGTCTACTTCTACTTCGTGTTCTAAAGTAGTGTTAGACTGCAGGCTGTTTTTTAGAAAGCGGTGGGCGCATTGTGCTACTGTTTTCTTAGAAAATATAGCGTAGAATTCGCCGTCTTCGCTGTTTCGGTATATAGGCTTATCTGGTATAAGCGCAGCGCCTACTAGTATTTTACGCTCTTCGTCTTTTGCAAAGTTTACCTGCGCTTTACTAAGTGCTATAAAGTTAGACTCTATGGCGGGCTGTTCTACTAGGCTTATAGCGTCTACCCCGTTTACTTCTTCGTCTTCTATAATTAGTTCTACTATACGCATATATCTATAACACTTTTATGTAAATTTTTGTATATTGCAATAAGCAAGGTAGTAATAATTAGGGCATCTGTTCAAACGTGGGCAGATGCTTTTTTTATAGTGTACTCTGGTCTTCTATAAGCTGGTTAGCTTGCTGGCTGTTTGTTACGTTACTTTCTAAAACGTAAGCCTGTATACTAGTCTGGTTAGCGCCCTGCTGTAAAAAGCTAAAATCTACCGTAGGGGTAGAAGGTACACCACCGCCACCACCTGCAGCAGTACCAGAAGGTACACTAGAAGCGCTAGCGGCCCCGCCTTGAAACTGTGTCCCTTTAATTTTTAAAACTTGCGCTAGACCTGTAGCCCCTGCTATACCCGCCTTTATAAAGTTTTGACCCGTTAAGGCGTCCTGCGGTACTGCTAGCTGTGCGGTAATGGCCTGCGCTGTGCTTATAATTGCCTGCGCTATACTTACAGCTTTGTTTATCTTAAAGGCCTTTTTTGCTCTGGCTTCGTCATTACCCGCTAAGGCTTCGGCTAATTCACCTATAGCATTACCTACACCTATAGCCCCTTCTATTCTTAGGTTATTTAACTCTTTATCTCTGGCTATTTGCTCTTTGTTTTCCTTGTCGTTTTGGTCTGCTCTTTGCTTTGCGTATCTGGCGTTTATTTCGTCGGTAGTTCTGTTCCTTTCGTCTTCTAGCTGTGCTGTATCTAAGCCAAACTTTACAGCTAGGTCTAGTAGTTTATTATACTTTTCTTCGTTGGCTAGTATCTCTTTTTCTTGTTGGCTTAATTGCGCTTCACTAATTGCTTTAAAAATTTCATCTTCTACCTTTAATTTAGCATCGGAAAATTCTTCTTCCTTTTTAAGCTGGTCTGCTTTATTCTTCTCTTCTTTTGCTGTGGCTGCTTTGTCTGCGGCTTCTTTTTGCTTTTGTATTGTAAGTAGTTCAGTAAAAAGGCGCTTCTGCTGTAGTATACTCTGCGTTTCTAATTCTGTTACCTTTGCTCTTGCTTGTGCTTCTGCTTCTCGGTCTTCTCTGCTGCTTTCGGTTAGCCTGTTTTGGTCTGCTAAAATTTCAGCTTCTACTTTTGCGTTAGCTAATTTTTCAGCTAGGTTTTCTTTTTCTAATTTTATAGCCTTTTGTAAGGCTGTAGTTCTTTCTTCAAAACTTAGTGCTTCGTCTTTAGCTAATAGGCGCGCCTGCGCTATTTGTTTGTTTCTTATAGCTTGCGTTTCTATTTGCTCTATTTGGGTGTCTTTTAGTGCCTGTGTTCGCTTTTCTAGCATAGCAGCTATAGAAGCTAGCCTAGCCATTTCTTCGGCCTGCTCTTTGATTTTTTCGGTAGCATTTTCTACGCCTTGCGTAACTTGTGCTACAGCGTCAAAAGCTATTTGGCCAGCTTCTGCAAAGTCCCCTTTAAATAGTTTAATTATTGCCTCGCTTAATCTGGGTACTAAAAGTAAGACGCCTTCTAAACGGTTTAATAGGTTATCTAAAATCATCTGGCCTAATTCTTCTAGGCCTTTTTGCGGGTCTTTAAATATGTTTATTAAAATTTCACCTAGAAACGCTACCCTGTCTAGAAGTGCGTCGAAGACTACATTAAGGGCCGCTGTAACTTGTGTATATTGGTCCTGTACTCTTTGTAGCCTAGAAACTGCCTGTACTAAAGCTACTACAGCTACTACTACCGCGCCAATTCCTGTAGATATTACTGCAGCCCTTAGCGTTCGCATAGAAACGGCCATAGCACGCGCACCTTTTACACCGTTGCGAAAAGCAGTAACTGCGCCCCCGCTAAACCTGTCTAACATATTAGTGGCTCCTGCTGTGGACCCCTTAACGCCGTCTATAGATTTGTCTAAATTATCTACAGATTTTTCTACGTTTTTAGTATCTGCTTTAAACTCTAATACGTATTGCTGCTTCTTCATATTATTAAAACAAATAGGTTAAAAAAATAGTACTTT